CAAGAACATTTCAAGGACTCGAAGTCTTGGGCGCACTACTTGAAGAACAAGGTCATGGAGCCGGATATGCTATGCATTGTGTTCCCAGTGAAGAATTTGAACCTGAGCCTGGATTCTATGATGCAGCATTCTCAAGTCCGCCTTACTTCAACTTGGAAACCTACACAGACGAACCTACACAATGTATGAATCGCTATACCAACTTGGATCTATGGTTTGAGGGCTATGTAGAACCGACCCTAACAATGATACATCAAGCATTGGCAGATGACGGGATCTATGCGGTCAATATTGCTGATTATAAAAACGGCAAAGAACAGTTTTTTATTGTGGACCAGTGGAAACAGTTAAGTAAGAAAGTGGGATTTGAATTTCAGGAAACTGTAGACATGATCCTAAATGTTCGTCCTGGTGTAGGCAACAACAAATTGGAAAAGGCCTACAAGAGCGAAGGCATATACATTTTTAGAAAAAGGAAATAACAGTGGCGACCTTACATGCGTTTGGTGACAGTATCGTTGTAGGAGACCTTGATGATTACCTGCATCTCAAAGATCCCAACATAAAGCCCAACCATAGAATGCAGTATGAGGTTCGTGTAGAATATCTAAAGCACAATGTGAGTTTTGTATCTATACTGGCCAAACACTACGGATACGATTTAAAAAATTATGCTGTTCGAGGCAGCGGGAATTATCCACAACTGGATCGAGTTTGGCATAACTTGGCAAATGGAACAATCAAATCAGGCGACGTTGTATTGTTTGGGTTTGGTCCTGTAACAAGAGATCGATTGGTGTTGCAAACATTTGCATTTGATCCCACAGTGAATGAAAAAACAGGGCCTCATCTACTAGATAGAGATTTGTTGTCCAAAGAAAATTGGGTAGCCAATGGCGAACAGCCAATTCTTGAAATGGACTTTTATTACATTAATTCAGTTCTTAGTCAACTGGGTGAGCAGTTTGATGTAAGAATGATACGATGCAATCTAGGTGATAATGCATTGTATCACTCGTCTGACCACATTAGAAAGTTCTGCAAAGTCAAAGATTTTGTAGGATATGATGTGGTTGGAAATACTGTTCATCATATATTGAACGACACTTGGGCTCAGCCAATCGTTTATCCATTTAGTGCAAACCTAAATAAGGATTTAAAAATAACACCCGAACACGAATATCTTTATACCTACTATCGACATCCCAGTGTCGAAGGTCATAAAAAAATAGCCCAGTGGTGGATTGATAATAATATTATTTAAATCATTATTGAAAAAATCAATAAGCGTTATAGAAATAATTATTGAAAAAATCAATAAAAACCGTTGATCTTATTGATATATACTATTACAATAAAACATCAGTAGAAACACTGATTACCAATTTTAACTTAAGGAGAAAATATGAAAACAGTTGGAGATAAATTAGAGCCGTTTGTAGTAACAGGTGTTAAACCTGGACAACCAGAAGATGCATTTTTTGATATCACCGAAAAGTCATTTGAAGGCAAGTGGAAAGTAATCGTTTACTACCCAAAGGACTTTACATTCGTTTGTCCCACAGAGATTGTAGCCTATGACAAACTAGCAGGTGATTTTGCCGACCGTGATGCTGTATTGCTAACCGGTAGCACAGACAACGAGTTCTGTAAAGTTAGCTGGCAAAATGCACACAGTGATTTGAAGAAGATTACACATACACAGTTCGCAGACACACAGCGTGGTGAGTTGAGCTTGATCGAGCAACTTGGTGTATTTTATGCTCCAGCCGGGGCTGCACTTAGAGCCACATTCATTGTTGATCCAGACAACGTTATCCAACACGTTACTGTCAACAACTTGAACGTGGGTCGTAGCCCAGAAGAAACACTTCGTGTGTTGGATGCGTTACAGACAGGTGAGCTATGTGCTTGTAACCGTACCGTAGGCGGGGAAACACTGTAATGGCATTCATTGATGCCGTAAAGGAAGCCTTGCCAGACTACGCAAAGGACACCAAGCTAAATCTTGACGCTGTTTTTTTGCGTAGCACCTTGGATGCAGATGTGGCCATGGGTTGTGCTGTGGCCGCATTGGCCGCAACAGGCAACGGTAAAATCCTATCAGTGATACTAGCAGATGCACCTGTGTATGCCGAGTCAGCCATGACAGCGGCCAGCATCATGGCACAGAACAATGTATGGTATCCATATGTTGAGATGTGTGACGACCCTGCTCTCAAAGGCCTGCCAGCACAGTTACGCATGAACGCTATTGCCAATCACGGTAGCACAACTAAAAGTAATTTTGAAGCATTCTCGTTGGCCGCTAGTATTGTGGGCAAGTGTCACTTCTGTGTGAAAGCACACTATGAAACACTCAAGCAAGAAGGCTACTCAGTAGAACAACTTCGTGACATTGGGCGCATTGCCTCAGTAATGAATAGTGTTGCTAAAGTGCTAAACAGCTGATCTGTTGCTAAAAAACAACAACAAAAACCCTACTTTTTGTAGGGTTTTTTGTGGGTTAGTGCCTACTAACTTAGCAGGAACAATTCGGTTGACTCAAAATGCCCAATTTGCTATAATACTTGTATGGAAGTTAAAAAGCAATCAAGAAAACGCCGTCAAGACAGCAACCATGCTGTCTACACCATAACCAACTTGGTCACAGGCGATTACTACATTGGTATTACCGTATGCTCAGGTAGCATAAAACGAGCCCTAAAGGTGCGTTTTCAGAAGCACGTTCGCCGTGCAGTAACTGAAAACAAAGTGTGGGCTTTATGCAACAGTATCCGCGAATATGGCTCGGAGATGCATACCGTTGAATTTGTTGAAAAAATACGCGGTCGCAAGCCGGCCCATGCTCGTGAACGTGAGCTGATTCGCGAATATGCGCCAGCTTTGAATAGCCACTAATTTGGTTGACCAAAAAAGCCAAATCGGTTATAATACTTGTATAGAAACTAAAAAGGAGCACAAAATGAGCCAACTAAAAGAATACACTTTGGAACTTTACAAAATTGACCGTCGCACCAAAGAAGGCCGTCGACTGTATGCCAAGCAGGATTTTGCTCCGGTTACCAAAGACTATATCGATGCAGTAGCTGATGCTAAACGCAATCTGGGATTTGAGGTTGCAGTGTTTGAAACCTTTGTTACTAAACAAAATTTGATGGGCGGCAAAGAATTTCAAGAGCGTTATGATACGCCTTATTTCTGCTCACCTGCTAGCGAATCTTATTGGAGTATGTAATATGGAAAACAAAGATTTTGGTATGTTCACTGCCGCCGGCAACAACCGAGTGGCAACTATTGTAAAGCGGGCCCTGGCCAAACGCTGGACCTGGCCTGAAACCTACAATGCTCTCATTGAGCTGGGCCAGGAAGAAAAGTATGGCGAAGCCACTGACACTGAGGTGCGTGAATTGGTCTACAGTCGTTGCAACTTTACTACTGCCTTTTATTGTTAATGAAAACTACTAGAATCCATTGCGGTGCATGGTCAATCAACAATACCGATGTTGAGCTGGCCACTGAACTGTTTGGCCCTGGTGGCACTCAAGCAGACCGTCGTTGGTTCTATCGCTTGCTGGACACCAAACAGGAAGAGCGCAGAAAAGCGAGACAGTCACGCATGGACGTGGTGTTGTATTTTCGCAACACCGTAGATGCTACCTTTTTTGCCCTAAAAAAGAGTGGTTGACCAAAAAAGCCATTTCGGTTATAATACTTGTATAGAAACTAAAAAGGAGCCCAGAATGAAAACCATTCAAGAAGTTAACCAAGCAATCATGTTCAACACTTGGACCAATGTGGAACTGGCCAGCATGATCGATGCTGTCAAATGGGCCCGGGCCCGATTAACCAAAGACATCAAGAATTCAATCAAGCCAGGACAAATGGTCAAATTCACTTCCAGCCGGACCGGCAAGGTCATGGTAGGCGATGTGACCAAGATTGCCATCAAGTTTGTCACAGTTCGTACACCGCAGGGTCTCTGGAAAGTGCCTGCCAACATGTTGGAAGCCGCATAAAACGGTTGACCAAAAAAGTCCATTTTGCTATAATACTTGTATAGAAACTAAAAAGGAGTTGAAGATGTCAGCTACAGTTAATGGTGTGAATGTAGAAGCAATTGTTGCCGAAGCCAAACAGGCCGCAGAGGTAGCCGCTCGCAAGTTTTTCCAAGAAAAACTAGGTGGTGTTGATCAATACTCATGTGGTTTTGCCTGGGTTGATATCTTTGGCATCAAAGGCAATACCAAGTTAGGCAAGGCATTTGCGGCCGCAGGCGTTCGCAAGAGCTACACAGGTTCATATCAAATTTGGAATCCAGCAGGTCTAGGTGTGCAAAACATCGACACTCTAGAAGCTGGTGCCGAAGCGGCCGCCAAAGTGTTTGAACGATATGGTTTTAAGGCCTACGCTGGTAGCCGTTTAGATTAATTGGAGCAATCGATGACTAAAGTTCTTTTTCTTATTGTGTTTGGAATGCTGTTAATTGTGCTTGCACCAATTGCAACCATTTGGTCCTTGAACACACTATTTCCTGGCCTGGCAATACCCATGACCGTTGATACCTGGATGGCATCGCTGGTCTTAGGTGGTGTTGTAGGCGGAACCACTGGCGTTTCATTTCGGAAATAATATGACAATAGATCAAGCCTGCGAAATCATGGAGCACTATGCTGTCCAACAAGATCTTGAAGATCTGGCAGCAATAGAGCACATGGTCAAGAACTATCGCACCTTGGATTCCAAAGTTCGACAAGCATTAAAAGTTTTTATGGCAACTGCAAAGGAAATGGCATGAAACGAACTCGCGACACAATGTCCGCAATTGATGCCGACTTGATGTGGGCGGCAGCTTGCACAGCCTACCGAATCAACAACGGTTACTATAAACAACCCGAGTTGATTGGTGATCAGGTCGTACGCCAGACCAATCGTGATCTTGTTGAACAGGCACTGGCCAATGCCACTTTGATCACCGATGCTGATCGTGCTATGGGTGCGGACTGCCGTCGACACATGGCTACGGCTGTGACCATGCAGGCCTTGCGAACCGAACTGAACGAATGGGCCCGAGTAACTGCCCAAGTGTGCAGTTTGGATACGATTACTAGCCGATATGACATGAGTGTGATCACAGCCATGCCGCACAGTTATGCTAGACAACTGAGAAAAGAATCTGTAGACGCTAGGTTGGCTCGTTGTAATGAAGGTGCGGTTGGAGCAGTAGGTGCCAAGATTGAACTAAACATAGAGGTCATGCGCAGCAACTACAGTGAAAAATTCAACACGTGGTTTATATCTGCAATCACTGATACCAATTACTCAGTATTCTTTTCATATCGTGAAAGTATCGAACCCGAAACTCACGTGGCCATTCGTGGCACGGTCAAACGACACAATGACCGTAGCACTCAACTCAACCGTGTCAAAATTGTAGGAGATACAAAATGAAAGCATTTATCATAGGTACCGTGTTTGGTATTGTTCTTTGCACTGTAGGGCTTACCGGCATTGCTAGAATGTTCGACAATGGTGTATCCAAAGTTCAACAGGTAACCAAAGAGGCTGCACAATGAAATCCTTGGCCATTTTAATTATGGTTTCGGTCCTAACCGCGTGTAATACCGTGGCTGGTCTAGGAACGGACATAACCAAATCCGCCGAATGGACCAAAGACCAAATGAAACCAAAAACAGACTTAAACCAAAAGTGACACTTTTGGCAAACCAGAATACGCATTATGGTTGACATCAATTCCGAATTCAACTATAATATGTATATGCTAACGAAATTAGCATGTGTATTTTAAATCAACTTTTTAACAGGCAACTAAGAAAGGCAACACAATGTCACAAGACAAATTATTTACAGTAGCAGGTACCGCAAC